AATTCATTAACAATAAATTGTTCTAATTGTTTTGCAACAAGCTCTGGATAACCTTTTATGGTCTGTTGTCTTGTTCTATATCTACCACCCCAACTAGGCGGTAAATTAGTACCGTAAACAACTGGTTCTGCATATTCAACATTCGTAAAAACCTCACCAATAAATGGTTTTATTTGTGATTGAAATGAGTTTTTTAGAGTTCCAGTATCAACAGGAGTAAATTCTTTAATTTTAGCCTCTGCTTTAAATGTTGCTTTCTTAACAACTTTTTGAACTTTCTCTCCAAAATGATCTGAAATATCAGTTAAGTTAATTTCTCTTGCCATATTTACCTCAAAATAAGATTAAATCTTAGTGGTGTATTATTCTGCTCATTTACATTAACTTGAATAATTCTATAGCTGATACCACTTATTAGTACTTTATCTTTTGTAGTTGGCACAAAAGTTATATCGCCAGCAGAAATAGTTAAGTTTTTATCTTGTGCTTCTATTAAATCATTAGCTTGACTTCTACTAACATTACTTAAAATGCCTTTGATTGTAACTTTAGTTTCATTGTTATAAAAAACACCAGACTCTTCATCATAAGTACCTTCTGTAAATCTAACCAAAGTAATATCACCTCCCACAGCCCGCATTGCTGCACTTATACCTTTAATAACACCTGATGCAATGCTCATAATCTATAAGCTATAACAGAACCGCTTGCCAATGTAAAACCAGTTATAACACCGCATATTTCACAGCTTGCATCTAGTTTAATACTAGTGCTTGCACCATCAATATTTTGAGCAGTTATAGATGCAAAAACAGTATCTTCATTTGCCTGGATTTTTCCAAATCTTCCGGTTACTGCTCCGGTTGTATTTATAATTGTTGCTGATGGAAATTCATACATAATTAGCTCCTCCTAACGGATATAGTTGCAGGTCCACTTATACGTATTCCTGCTAAGTATTGTTCTATTATAGGCGGTATTCTGTTTGAACCAACAGCACCATAAAATCTAGGTTTTATATTTATATTGCCTATATTTATTTCATTAAAATCTTCTAAACCACTTAAATTAAGTCCATCTTTATTATTATTTAAATAAACTGCTAAATGAATTTGAGCATGTTTAACTCTGTCTGGGATTTCATTATCAGCATAAAAAGCAGGCTGTAAATTACTCGGATAAAGAGCATTGTAAGTACTTGTATATGTATAAGGTTTTTTAACACCAGATCGCGGCCATTCAAGTGCTTGTGCTTCATTAGTTCTAGCACCTAAAAATCTTTCTCTATCAATTCTTTGTGCAGCACTAAAAAGTGCACGGTTTTTTTGATCAGTAGTACTTGCACTCCATGCAACAATATCATCATTTTCAACTAGTCCATCAATAAATTCTTGTGCTTTAGCAAGAGTTAAATAACTATTTGCTATTTCGCTTCCTGGAGTTTCGACTATTGTTATTGGCATTAGATTTTTTTTGTTTAGGCTTTGTTTCTAATTTTTTTAAAGATTGAGAAGCTACCTTTAAAGCAGCTTCCCTTTCTTTAGCTAATCTAAAAGTAGCTATGCCCATTATTTTCTGAAAGCACTTACAGCTGTACTACTTGTAACTCTAAAAATAAAAGTTCCCGAAGTATCAGCAGCAATGTCCGGTTCGCCAACAATAGTAACATTTGAACCGGCAGTAAGTGTAAACTTATGAGTTGATGCTGCTTTATTAACAACAGTTAATTCAAAAGTTTGACCTACTTTATTTTGTACTCCTAAAGCAGTTAATATTTCAGCTGCAGTAGGTGTAGTAATAGTTCTATCACCAGTTGGTGTACCATCAACAATACCTTCAATAATTTCAGCAGTTGTTAATGTATGAGCTCCATTTTCAGTCTTTATAACTTTTGTTTTAGTTAATTGACCAAAAGGAGGATTCTGTAATTCGAAAATACTAGCCATTGTTAATCAAGTGGTGAAGTTACTGTTGCCCTTACAATACCAATATTTTTGGTTTCATAAACTTTAGCCCAATTAGATGCTACTTCTAATTGAGTGCGAGTTGGGTTTGTAGTAGTTACAGCCCATTTAATACCAATAGGGTGGTAAATATAAGCATGCTTAAATGAAACTACATCTTCAAAAGCAAGTACATCTTCATCAACTTTTGTTACTAAAGCAGATTGCTCTCCAGTTGCTACGCTTCCCTGAGAGAAAAAATACACAGCATATTCAGTTGAAGCACCTGATCCAGATTTTGGAATATCATCTGAAACAATAATATTCATACCCATAAATTGAGGAACTGAAACATCGCCAAACGCACCAGCAGAAGAACCACCAAAAGCATTAATAGTGCTTGCTCCAGTAGCAGCAGTACTTAATCTTGCTTCAGTATTTGTTACATAATCAAGAGCCTTACGTTCTTTTAATGCATAAAATACTTTTGAATGCATTGCAATTGTTGTTAGCTTGTCTCCTTGATCTCCTAAAAGAGATTGAGCTTTTGCAACAGTACCAGCACCTAATGCAGTTGGTGTATCACTAGATTCAGAATCAATAGTTAAATCAAATAAAGCAGAGGAACTTGAATTAGCTGTTAAAGAACCAAATGCACCCTGTAAACAACTATACAAATCTTTTTGTTTTTCATTGTTTATGTATGCACCTAATTTTTGTCTTATAGCAGCTATTGGATCAGGTGAATTTGAACCAATTTTTTGACCAGCTAATTGTCTTGCAGAAAAAGCATCGCCTGAAGTTAAAACAACTCCAATTTGGCTATTCTGCTCAATTTTATTTGGTGTTAAAGAAGAACTATCATCTAATCTTGAATAGTTTCCCTGTAAGTTCGCTTTATAAAAAGGTATATTGACGAAATTTCCGCCATTTGTTGAACTTAAATTTAATTGTGGTAAAGGTGCTAATACGCCACTTTGAAGAAAGCTATCTCTTAAAGTAGTTTCTTCAATGATGCTATCCGCAAAAACCTCAGGCACAATAATATCGGCTAAAGTAGTTGCCATTTTTAAAATTTAAAAAATTTACTAATTTGAGCACAGCTCTCTAAATTTCAGCACAGCCTTAATTTAGCTTTAGAAAATCAGCACAGCCAATTTTTTTATTAATTAAACTATAACTTATTTATTGTTATTTGTAATCTTTAGCAGATTTTTTAGCTGCTAGCCAAGCTTCTCTTCCATATTTTGTGTAAATTTCATGTGCAGCTGTATCTTCACCACTTGCTAATCTTTTTAATAAATTAGCATCAATACCCGCAATTGATCCAGAGCTTTCAGTTTTTCCAATAGGTGCTCCACTTCCAATTGGTTGTTGATTTTTTAAAGCCCATGTTTGAACTTTTTCTTTAACAGCTTCTTGAATAGGTTTTGTAGTAAATCCATCATCTGAAACATATAAAACTGAACCATCTTTTTTAACTTGTATTTTTTCACGATCTAATTTCCCCATTGCATAGTCGGGATCATGTACTATTTCAGATAATGCACTTACAGCTGGAGTAACTAATTTTAGTTCTTTTAACTCATTTTTTAAAGACAATATTTCTTCGTCTTTTTTATCAATAGCTTCTTTAAATTGGATTTCTCTTTTATTAAGTGCTTCTGAATATTGTCCTTTTTCTTCTAATCTTTCTTGTTCAACTTTTTGTTTAAATTCAATTAATGCTTGAACATCTGTACCTTCTGGTAAAGTTGATAGATTTTTTTGGATAGATGCATATTGTTGTTTTTCTTCAATTACTTCTCTATTTTTTTGTTTTAAAAGTTCAATTTCTTTTTTTAAAGAATTTATTTCAGCTAAATTATCAACAGCTGTTGCGGGATTTTCTTCAGACATAAATTTTTATAAAAGTATTCCTAATATACCTTGTTTTTAAAAAATTAGCATTTCCAACGCTTTAGTGCTTTATTAATTCTACTATTAGGATCATTTGCTTTTTTTGTTCCAGTTAATTTTTTCTTCATTCCTTCCATACGTTTACAAAAAGATTTTCTTCTTTTAGCTGCTTTACTTCCAGGCTTAACTTTACCTGTTACAGGTGGCTTTAGATTTCCTCCCGTAGCTTTGTTATATTTAGCTCTTCCTTTAGCAGTAAGACCACCTTTTTTTGATTTATCTGCTTTTTTAAATTTAACTACTTTTCTTTTTGTTGTCATTTTCCTTTTTTCCTCATAGCTATTGAATGTGCTTGCATAAATGTTTTCCCCTTCAACATTTCCTCTTCCATTACTTTCATGTGTTTTTTAGTATGAGTGCCTTTTTTTTTATGATTTGCTAAAGCAGTTTTCTGTCTTGTAGTTAATGCTTTTTTTTTCATTTCCTTTTAGTAGTTGTTTTGCGTTTACGTCTCATTTGAAACGTAATCTTTTTTTTACTAGTTTTTGCTTTAGTAAATCTTTTTTTTTCTGCAGGAGTTAGTTCAGAAAGTAATTTTGGTGTTTTACTTGAAACACGTCTTGTTGGTCTGCAAGCTGGATAACCTTTCCGTTTTTTTTCAGATTTTTTTCTGCCACAGGGTTTACCTGTTTTTACATCAACCCATTTTTCATTAAACCAATCGGTTAAACCACCAGAAGCCTTACTTTTTTTTCTTGCCACGTTTAGCACCTTTTTTAGTTTTTACTTTCGGCTTATTTACAGTAGTATAACCACCTCCAGCTCTTTGATAAGCCTGAACTAATTGCGCACTAGCATAAGCACTAGGCCAACGTTTAACACGAGCTTTTACTTTAGCTTTTACACGAGCATATAGTTCTGGATCGGTTGGTTTGTTTACTTTTGCCATTACTTTTTAACAGCTTTTTTTTTTGTTTTTTTCTTTTTTAATGGTTTTGAAAGCATTGATCCGTAACCTTTTCCTTTAGGCATAGTTTTAAAAGTAACTAATAATAGTTTACCTTTTATTTCTTTTTTCGTCTTGTTTTTTTCTTTTTTTTACCCGCTGTTGATAAAGCGATAGCTACCGCTTGTGATCTTGATTTGCCTTCTTTCATAAGCATCTTAATATTACCAGCAATTGTTTTTTGAGACTTTCCTTTTTTAATTGGCATCTTTGTATTTATCAGCTAATTCTTTTAATGTTAGCTCTGTTCCATCTTCGCGAATAATTTTTTTTAATGCATTTGTAGCATTTAGTTTTTTATTTCCTCTTTTTGAACTCATTAAAAAATTAAAATATTTTTTCTTTTGTCCTAGAACTTTATCCTGTATATCAGGATTGTCTTTTAACCAATTTGCATAATTTGTATTTTGTGGCACTCGACCTGTGGAACTTGGCCTTGTATTTGGAAAAGCACCTTCTAATATTTCATCATCTAAAACAGGAACGGTTGTAGATCTACAATTAAAATGTTGCGGTGGCACTGGCCCTTGATCATATTTAAAAATTTGTCCGTCAAGTCTTTGACAAATAGAACTAGTCCTTGCATCTAAAGTTGCAACATATTGATATTTACTAGTTATATCTTGATTAGCAGCATAAACAGCCTGACTAGCTGCATTTTGTACTTGATTTACAGTAGTTCTAACTACAGTTTGTATTTGTCTATTTGATAACAACATTCCTTCTGAATTTTTTAAGGCACTACGTAAAGCAACTGTATTTTGAGGTTTACTATTAAATCTTAAATTTGGCCCTTTTAATCTCTTACTAATTTTTTGCAACGATTCTCCTTCAGATACTCCTAGTTTTACCGCTCTTGATATTCTTGATGCAGAACTATCCGCTACACCTCTAAATGATTTTTTTACAGTGTCACCATTAGGTAATGAAATATCTGATCCTCTTTTTGCAGTTAAAGCAAATTGTGATGATCTAAATATGCCATCTTTATCTCGTAAGCGAATAGTTAGTTTAGTAGGATCGCTTGTTACAACAGATTTTGCAAAATCCGGAGATATTGCAACACTATTTACTTGATAATCGCCAATTGGTATTGTTTTTTGAATTTGATCTCGAACAAAACCTACTTGAAATTCTGCTAAATTTTGCATCTCTTCAATCATATAAATAGAGCTTTCATTTTCCCAACCTTTTAAACTTTCTACCATCTGAATTAATATTGCCTGCAATCTAGCTTCAGAAGCTCGAGTATTACCCTCTATATCTCTAATTTTTCTTAATACGTCTAAAATTACCTCGTTAAAATGACTTGCAATTTGAAATTGGACTTTATTGCTATATCTGTTAAGATCAATTGCTTCTCTATAAAAAGCTTCTGGTGTTGCCATTTATTATGCTTTTTTAGTTTCTGTATTCATTTCTATTAATCCTCCTTGCATAGTTTTATTTAACATATCTTCAATATCAAAATCTTCAGATAAAATTTCTCCTTCAACTAATTTTTTTAGTAATTCTTCTTGATCTATTACACCTTGGCCATATATTTTTAATAAAACATCTACTTCTGCAGGCTGTAAACTTGTATCTGTAAAGTCTCTATTAACAAAACTTGTTCCAGCTACGCTTTGATTTTCAAATGCTGCATGAAATTTTAAACAACTATCAATTAGATCTTGAATTTGCTGACTCAAAACCATCATAGTACTATCACCTTGACTTCTTTGAATTATTTGACTTTGAGCAGTTTCTGCAGACATTTTTTGACCTAAAATTGCAGCTAAACCTAAATTATTAATTTGATATTCTAATTTATCAATTCTTTCCTTTTGTGCTTGAAAGCTATTTCCATTAGGTTCAATATAGCTTGCGCTGCTTCCTTCTGGTAAAGATAATGCTTCATTAGGTCCAGCACTAACTTCTTCTGCAGCTGCAGGAAATCCAAAAAAAGCAAGCATAGGTACAGCACTTATATGTAATTGATTATCATAATCGCTTTGTATTTGATAGCTTTTTATATTTAATTCAGCTATATCTTCTAATGGAGGTCTGCTTTCAAAAATTCCAATTTTATTACTATATGCAACGCTAAATGGTATAAAATCTAAACTTGTATTACCTTCTTCAACTTTTTTAAAGTCACCATCATTATTTCTTTGGAATAATTTAAAAATACCTGGTTCTAAAACTCTTATTTGTTCAATCGTTTCTTCACCATACAATCCTTTTGGTTTAACTATTCTTTCAGTTAATCTTAATTGGGTTAGTTGTCTTAAACCATTTTGTATTTCAGTTCTCCAACCAATTATATCTCTAGGAGTATATGGAATCCAATAAGGTCTGCCACCCTCTGCAGGCGCATCAACTAAAACTCCAATATGTCCATATCTTATGCATAAACGAGAAATATTATACACAAAATTAGTTAAATTATTACCCTCGAGGTCTATATCAAATAATTGCTCCTCAATAATTTCTGGCACATCTGAAAGTCTTACTGGTTTGCGAGTTAACATACCAGCTAACATTCTTTCCATTTGAATATAATAAGGAGGACAAACTGAACGAGATAAACGAACATCATAACTTTCATCTTCTTCACGCGGTTCTTGTTTTAAATAAATCCGAGCTTTTCCTCGAATTTTACTATTACCTTCAGTTAAATCTTCAATAATACCCCAATGACTTTGCATATTATGCCAAGCCTGATTTTGTTGCTGTACTTCAGTTACTTCAATTTCAAAATTATTAATTTTATTTGATGAGTAAGAACTAAACATTGTTTTTAAATTAAAAGATCAGGCTTTAGTAAATTCTAATACCTGTTTTATTTCCTGCTCTACTATAAATCATATTAAATTCCCTATAACATAAATACCCAAGTGCGTCATTAAGGTGGTCATATCCATTTTGTTTATCCGGATCACCGCTTTTTTCATCATAGCTTTGTAATTCTAAACATTCAATTAAGCGTCTGCAATTGGCATGAATCGCAATACGGACCCGTCCTTTTGAGTTTTCCAAAAGTGCCTGTACGGTTTGAACTCGGTCTTTAATCGGCGGGTTGCTACGTAATGCCATGTTTGTGAAATTATAACTTTGCAAAATTGCAATGTCTGTTTTGCTTGCATTAATTGTTGATCTTGCTGCACCACTTGCATCTGGATAAATAAGAATTTTATTATAAGGATAACGCCTAATTATTTCTTTGGCTAACGAATCAGTGTCTTTTTCTTTAGTAATCTCATCTATAACTATGAGTTTATCTGCAGAGGTCACACAGATTACTGCATTACAATTCATAACATTAAAATCAATTCCTATTTTTAAAATTTCATTATCAATAGGAAAAGGTAGCTTATTAATAACATGTTTATAACGATCAAATCTTGAATATACAGCTCCTGAAGTTAAATTAACAAATTCACCATTAAGATAAGCTTTTATTAATTGTGGAGGATAATTTTCTTGTAAAGAAGGAATAAATGTATCTGGTAAAAATGGATTATCACGTGTTTTTCCTTTTATTAATCTTGTATCTTCTTTTTTATTTTTTTCAAATGTTTCAAAAGCCCATCCATGTCCTTCTGGAGTTGTTGTTGCATAAAATTGTTGAATATTGCCTGACCTTAATCTGGCTAAAGCCATATTCATAGCTTGCTCCGCGTCTCTTTTTGGTACAGTATCGGCCTCATCAAATCCAACAGCACAAAGATTTTGTCCACGAAGGCGTTGATATGTAAGAATAGTCCTTAATAAAATTGTATGCGATCCTTCTTGAAAAGATAAAACATATTCTGGTAATGGTGAAGCTCTAAAAGTATATGGTATTTCCCACTCTTCAAGTA